GAGCTGTCCTTGATGTTCATCACGCCGGCCGCGTGCCCCAGCGCGGACAGCTCGCGTATACCGATTTTCTCGGCCTGGCTGTTGGGGTTGCGGAGGGTGATGTTGGCGAACACCTTGCGGCCCTTGAACTGCTCGGGGCTCATCACGGAGAACCGCACCTTCATGTAGAATGCGGGGGTGGTCGGGGTATTCGACTTCGCCGCCTTGACTGCGGACTCATCGACTATCGCCGTGTACCAACCGGCCGGGAGTGCCTCGAAAGCCTGCGCGGGGTCGACCTCGCCGCAGTTGAACTCGTGGCCACCGTAAACGTCCTGAATGTCTCCCATCGTTCTTCCTTTCCTTTTCTGCTGCCGAGACTACTTCTTCGTGCCCTGAGCCTTCTTCGGTTGCGCGGCCTGAGCCAGTGCGTTGCTGAGGGCGTCCCAAGAGAGCGGGAGCTCGTAAGGGAGCTTGCCCCACTCGCCGCGGCCACCGCCGGGGTGCGCCGGACGTTCCTGGGTGTACATGAAGGGCTGGCCGTTGCCGGTATCCACGGCCCGGTTCTGCTTCTTGTTGAAGCCGGCGTCATCCTTCCGCACGATGGTCTTGTGCTGGATGAAGAGAACGCCATCGGCCCAGCGGGTGAGGAGCGCCGTGGCGTGCCTGTGGAGCTCTGCGCTGTAGCGGTCGTAGGGCTCGCACGCGGGGTCGTTGAACTTCTCCACCTTCACGTGCCCGATCAGGATGATCTGCATCCCGATGTCATTCCTCAGGGCGTCCAGCCCCTCGAGCAGCTCCCGCCACTGCTTGAGGCATTCGTGGAAGCCCTTGCCGTAGCCGCCGCCGACCTTCTCGATGGAGTCGACGCCGCCGTTGATCCGGCAGGTTTCGTCCCAGATGATCGGCTCTAGCGCCGACGCCGAGTCGACCACGAACGTCTTGTACTTGTGGTCGCCGGAGTAGAGCGTGCCGATGGCCTCGATGACATCCGGGAACTTCTTCGCGACGGGGAACGCCGGAACGTCCAGCGCGTCAATCCCCTCTTCGCCGTTCACCGGCAGGAAAATCGGGGAGTCTGACTCCCCTGCGAAAGTCGACTTACCGACTTTCGCCCTGCCGAGGACCAACATCCTCCGTGGTCGGTCCTGCTTCGCGCTCTTGATGCTGCCAAGGTCAAAAGACATAGACCCTCCCTCTTACTGCGAGTCCCCGCTGAAGAGACTCTGTGCTACCTGGCGATTCCAGTATCTCCGGCCCCCGATCCAGCGATCGGGTATCTGCCGGAGGTCAACCGAATTTGTCTTCCGCTCGCGTGCCGGCCCGTCCTTCAGGATGCGGTACACGGTCGGCACGGAGATGCGGAATAGCTCCGCCAGCTCCCGGACGTTGAGCCAGTCCTTCTCCGCTGTCTCAGTTTCCATGTCTCCCCTTTCTATGCGCGAGGCTATTGAGCCTTTCTGAGAGTAGTATATCAGACGCTCTCAGGAGCGCAAGGGCAAAATTCTGGGAAATCCGGGCTAGAGTCCGAGGGCTCGCTCGGCTCTCCGGACCAGCTTGCCGAAGGGGGTCAGCTTTAAACCCCTATACATCCTCGTTGTCTTGAACCTGGAGCCCTTTGCAGCAGCCCTCATTGTTGTCTTGAACCTGGAGCCCTTTACAGCAGCCCTCATTAAGGCCCTGACGGCGTGCTTGTCGAGGTCGAATTCCGGGTTCTTCTTGAGTCTGCCCTTGATTTCGGCCAGGCGCTGCAGGTAGAGCTCCTCAGGTTCACCCTTGCGCTGGGCCACAGACAGCCTCAGGAGGTCTTTACCTGCCGCCTGCTGGTCTGCCTTGCGTCGGGCATCGATCTCTCCCTGAGAGAGCCTGAGTGCGTAGTATGCCTGCATTACGTCATCGTCGGCCGATGTCGTGCGGACTCGCTTATCCAGTAGCAGATCAAACAACTGCATCCGCTCTTCGGCATTGGCTAGGTGGAACACTCTGACAGCGTCCTCAAGGCTCAAGCGCTTGAACGAAGACTGCAGCTGGGTGAGCTTTGACTCTCGCTGGATGTCCTTAATCTGGTCGGAAGTGAAACCACTGAGGTCAACCTTCTGGCCGGAGCGCAATCCACGTATCGCCTGAGTCCGACGCCGGTAATATTCAGCCTTCTCCTTCGAACGGGAGCCCCGGGAGCGCTTGCTGGCCGCAATTTCACTGAGCAGCTTACGGGCGGGTGTTTCGGTAATGTATTTCGGAGCCGACGTAATCCCGGAAGCACCTTGCAGGAATGCCTGAGTCCTGGATTCGCCAGCCTCTCGGAATCGGAAGTAGTTCCGCACGCTGAAGGGGATAAACGACTCCCCTATATGGCTGGCCATGTCAATGAGCTGTTGGGGTAAGGGATCTTTCACGTCTCGGATTTCGGTCCCGTAGTAATCCTCATTCGAAATGAGGTCTGCAATGGTGCCCCACAAGGGATGCAATTTGTGCTTAAGCGTGGTCCATGGTCGAGTGAACCAAGAAAAAATGTCTCGAGAGTAGGTCGGCAGCCCCAGCCGCTCCGCTGTCCCATCAGGGTTGACATTCCCGGTCTTGGGGAAGTAGTAATCTTTCAGCCGCTCCGACAGGGTATCCTCTTCGTCATCATCGTCCCAGGGCCACAGGCCGGTTAGCAGGTAGGTTATTAGGGCCCCCTGGAGCGCGTAACTTATACCTGCGCCAACAGCGTACCCCATCCGACGGGTAATGATATCATCACCCCGAAGAATACGAGCCGGGGTCGAGGGTAGATCAACGAACAAAGCTCCGCCAAATTCACGAAGCGAGCCAAGGTTCCATCCAGCCGAACGCAAAACCAGCATGGATGCTTCCTTCAACATCCGATGCCAGTTCAGATTGTCGTAGGTCATCTGCCCCATGCGGTTATCCACCGAGGACCAGGCAGACATGAGCTCGCCTTGGCGCCGGGCGTCCGACCATCCCTTCCGCTCGGCCTCCGCATAGATGTCCTTGGCCAGCAACTGGAAGCAGCCCAGCTTGAGTGCCGGCACCTGATACTGCATGATCGGCCAGGCAGCCAGCTCTATAGCACCGAAGATCGTCTGGAACGGCAGCTTAACCGCCGCTGTTGCCTTGTTGCCAGCGCCCTCGACGGTGAGCTCCCGCATGGTCGTTGTCAAACCCTGCAGCATCTGATTGTGGTACATGGGGTCCATCTTGGCCCGGCCGCCGGCCTGGACTAGCGCCTCCACCATCTCCCGCATCTGAGGGTCTGCAATCTCGTTCAGCGGAGTCTGCACGGCCTTGAGGAGCTTGCGGCCGGCCATGAGGGCCGTTCCGGGGGCGAGGGGAGACTGCACTATGTTCTTCAGACCCTTGCTAAGCTGCAGTCGGAATAGCTGCTGGAACCCCAGGCCCATCTGGGTATTGATAGCATCTGTCGAGACGTTGATCGCATGGAACCCGCTCAGCGCCAGACTTGCTTGGTTCATCGCAGCGCCGACAAACCTGAGCCATTCGTAGGTAGAGCCCACCGCTGCAATCTTGTACCCGCGGAATCCTGGAGACAGGTAGTTCTCCAGTATTGTCCCAACCTCAGCCGGAACGTACCACCGGCCAAGGTTGAGCACTCCGGGCAACTTATGAGTAGTGGATGCCGTCCCCAGAACAACAGATCGATTGAGATGCAACAGGGGCTTGAGCCGTTCGTGAGCACTGAGGAACTCTTTCCACGCCTTCGTGATCTCAGGCGCCACGCGCTCCATTTTCTCGGGAGCCGCCAGCCAAGCCTCGAGAATGACAGCCTCCTTCTCCGCCTGCTTCATAAGATAGCGCAGGCGAGCCTTGCTAATTTGCCCGTCGTGCCCCTCAGCGCGCAGTCTGGCCAGTGCGCGGAATTCACGGTCGATGTTGCCTCGCTTCTTCTGGGCGTCCGACTTACTGCGCTGCCCCTTGTACTTGCCTTTCTCGATGACCTTGCCCTGTGTATGCTCCCCGGTCCTCATGTACTCATAGAGGCCAAAGATGTCCCCAATCTGGTGCCCCAACTCGTGCCCCAGCACGCTCAACGGCCCCGCAAACTTGGTCTTGATCCGGGGTTGGCCGGTCATCGACAGGCCCCAGAGATTCGGCCGGCCAAGGGTCGCCATGCGCTCGTGGGTAATCCCCAGCGAGGCCAAGACCCCTTTGAGTTGATCGGCAAGCAGTTGGTCGTAGGCTTCCTGCACCGATATCTCTGGCGAAGCTACCACCTGAGTCGAGGGATCATCAACAGCCACCCACCCTGCCGGGGCGTAGGATTTGGTCAGGGACGCAGCCACGAACCGAGCCAGCCCCCGCGCTTTGAGCTGCTGCACGATTTGATGGTCGGCCAGGTGCCGGTGCACCTGATGCAGGTGCATGGCGACGATCAGCAGCGGGTTCCAGTGGGCCAGCTCAAGGTCCGGGTTGGACTCCATTGCCTCCTTGACGGTGAGGTATTTCCGCTGCTTCAAGAAGCCGGACGGTTTCAGGTGACGCTTCGACAGCGCGGCGACGATGGGGTCGCGAGCCTTGCGGGCATCCTTGAATAGGTGCGGGAAGTAGTTCTCGTAAAACTCCTGCAGTTTCCCGATGGCTTGCAGTTGCGTCCGTCCTTCGTCCAGCAGATTCCTCAGCGTATCCGCCAGGACCTGCAACTCGGGAATGTCGAGCGACTGGCCGGTTTCTATGGCATGAACGAAGTCGGCTACCTCGGCATTGGTCATCTTGCGGAATTTGATGCTGCTGGCCTTCTCTGCGTCATGCAGGAGCTTGGCAACGACAAGGTCCTTCCGGTGCATCTCCGCAACGGACGCAGCCTTGATCTTAGCTACCTGCAGTGCGGGGGCGTCCTCCTGGCCGGGGAGCGCGACTCCGCGATGGGCCGGAGACAACAAATGCAGTATGCCATCCACCAAGGTATTCGTCTTCATGGCTCGCTTGAATCGAGCTCCGAGCGTCTCTTCAGCTTCGCCTGGTGCGGCAGGTTCCGACACGGGCGGAGTTTTTCGCCCCCTCGACTTGGTCTTGGGGCGGTCGTCCTGGATCGCGTCGGGATTCCGGGGAAGGACATTCAGAGACGAAGTGACAGCCGCTGCCATCGCGTTGCCGCTGGCGCCCCCGCCGGGTTCCTTCTGATCCTGCTTCTGATCGAACAGGTCGCCCTGCCCCCCGGACGCCTGCTCCTGCAGCTCCTTGACGAGCTCCGGGTCAGTCCAGTAGTGCTCCAGCTTATCGATCTCGTTGTCGAGCGCTTCCTCGAGGGCGTTGAGGTCTTGGTCTGACTTGACCTTGATGCCGTACTCGGAGGCAACCTTCGACTGGTCAATGCGCGTGGCT